GGCCTTTGTCAACCTCATCTTTGGGTTTCAACAGCTTCGGATTGTTGCCCATCACTTCGCTGTATTCGCGCAACGCAAAGTCTGCGTCAAGCACGTCAGTAACGCCGGGGAACACAGCAGCCAAATTTCCTGCAAAGCCCATCGTCCGCTCAATTGCCGTTGCCGACACAGCTTGCTGGGCCTGTGCCAACAGCGAGATGTAATCGACTTCAAGCTCCTGACCTTCAAGAGCTTCTGGGATTGGGGGGAGGAGACCCGCATCCATAGCAAAGTCAAAAACATCGTCGAGCAGGGGATCAAGTAACTCGACGTTCAACCGTTGAAGCACAGGCCCAAGTAGCACGAGCTTCTCTTCGTGACGCTCTGCTACTTCGGTTGCCGTCATTTGACGACGATCTGAATTGATCATCATGGCAAAAAGATCAGCATAAAACCCACGCTGGATTCTCTCCTGCACTTCGTTGATGTCCATCATCATCTCGTTGATGCGAGGCTGCACCTGATATGCTGGAGCGAAACCATGACCGCCTTGTGTCGGATCAACGTATGTGTTGCCGCCCGGAAGTGTAGTCGATGGCTTGCCTCGCAAATTCACACTCGCCACCATCGGCGGATTCACCATCTTATCGATGGCCTGTGCTTTGCGCTTCTGTTGATGCTGCAATTGCTTAATGTCGCCAAGCGTATCCATGCCGGGAGATCTGCCATAAACGTCACCACTCAATACATCCCAGCGAGGGACATAGATTGGCAGCTTACGGAAGCCGCCTTCAAACAGAACCTCTTCACCTTCACCGCCGTACTCAAAATACACAGACCGTATCGGCATGTTAATCTGATCACGCTTGGTAAAATCGCGGTCCTCATTACGGCGCGGCTCGATCAAATGAATAATGGCAATCAAACTATCAAACTGATTGGAATCCCAGAGCTTCTTAGTTGTCGCACTGATGCCCTTCCAATTGATCTTTCCCGTGTCCGGATCAAACCCAAACTTCTCAACAACCTGACTGACCGTCATCGTGAAGTAGCGACCAACAGTATCGACCTGACCCTGATGATTTTCGGCAATCACATATTCACCGGCAGTAAACGGGCGGAAGTGAATAATACTTTCCAATGACGGCTGACGATACAGCGGAGCCGTACCGAAAGCGCCAAGCTCTGTGTAAACCGTACTCACCGAATTGTAGAAGTTGGACTTGTTCAGAATGCTACGCTCGATGCGCTCGACATTGCTGACCCATTCCTTAACTTCGGCGTCTTCCATAATTGCTGGATCACCGCCGATCTTACGACGATGCCAAGGCCGAGCAGGACTTGTCATGCCAGACATCATGCCAGCCGTCATCGTCCGCAGCGCCTGAGTGCCGGTGCTATCTATGATCTTGTTGTTGCGAACCCTGCCCCGTGTATTGGAACTATCCTCGATCAAAAACCGCCCACGTCGATGGGCCAGAAAGTCACTGATCTCCATCCAGTGCGAGCGCCAAGAGTAGCGATCATTCTCCAACTGCTTATAGCGACGAACAGCCAAGCCTCGCTTGCCCTTCATCAAGGACATCGAGTGTAAATTCTCTGGAGTGGCTAAGAGCGCCATAATGCTATTCCTTCATCGTCGGATAGATCTTTTCAGCAGGATGAGGCTTGTCTTTCTCTTCAAGATAGATCTCAAGCACTTCAAGGGACGCATTGCGCGACCCGTCCTTGCTCTTGCCCATCTCAGAAACACGCACCTTCCCGGTAATAAGCCTTTCGTCTCCGACTTCAGCGTCATTCGGAACAGCATCGACATCACCGTCCATCAGATACAAACGTGGATAATTCTTGCTCTCAGTCTCGCTATCCAACAATGTGCCGCCAAGCGGTTTTTTACCAAGCTCTGGCATGATCTATCCCAACAAGGTTTTGGTTGTTGTGGCATCGGCTGTACTCAACGCGCCGCCCGTCACATTCGTACCACCCTGACCAGCCTTGATACGAGCCAGCTTCATCTCTTCACGCCGTGCCGTCTGAACATCCTTGTCAGCTTTCCTTGCTACAGGCTCTGGCGGGGGTGGGGGCGCAACTGGCTGTGCGGCAGGAGCGCCACCGAATCCCGGTATCTTGAATAACTTGCTCATGTCGAAGCCTTCTTTCTTAAAAGAGTTAAATTCTCATTATCGCCTTCATTGCCGCCAAGATCACCAAGTCCAGTGCCAGTTGTCTTGGTTGTCGTTTTCACCGCAGTCTTGTCATCAGCCTTGGCCGTCTTCGTCTCTGTTTTCTCTGGCGTGACAGGCGTTGCATTGATCGGCGTCCCATCACTGTAATGCGTGGGAGCAGCCGCAGCCCTTTGACCGCCGAAGCCGGGAACCGTGAACAGGGACATAGGGAAGAGCCTCGCCTTTGTGATGTATTTGTATAGCTGATTCGGAACCAGCGACCAGCCACCAATGCCAAGCACCGACTTCACATGACCAACACAATTGTTCAGAACGTATGGAGTTGCGACAGCTTCGGGTTCATATTCGTAGGGGATAACGTCCCAGCCATCCTGCCGATAGTATGACGCTATATCAAAATCAAGCGCCGCCTCAACGCGAACCTGTGGAACACCCTGATGCCAGTTGTAACTCACCCACATACCAGCATCGTTGTCGGCCATAATGCACCAAACATGCCGCCTCTTCCTGTTAAGTAGAAAAGAAAACGGATGCTCGTTGTCAGAGCCAAATACTATGAAAGCTTTCATGTCAATCCTATTACCATAAACCACGTCTCACGTCCAGTGTTACGAAAACGGATCATACTCAGTCGCAACCTTGGCGGCGAAGCCATCATAGCCCACACGGCTGGGATAAACTGGATACGCATACGTCAATGCCAATGCGTCACCAAGATCAGGACTCGCCAACCCACGCTTCCGGGCATCCTCTTTCTTTTCCAGCATGATATCGTTCTTCAGATTGTAGCTGTATTCCAGACCCGTCAGATCTCTGACCATGTCTTCATTGTCTGGCAACCTAATACCATCGGCAATCGCATCTCGCATATTGCCCCACATCTGCGCTCGCATATTCGCATACCCAGCCTGAGTTGCCTTGCCACCGAAGTTGACCTCAACGACATCCAATCCGATCTGCCTACATCGATCAATCACACCGCCGCCAACACCACCGCCATCGATGAAGATCGTATCCGGTCTTTTCTCATTCGCAAACCTCGCAACCTCTGCCGCCAATGCCATTGTGTCGATGCCCCGATATGTGTGAAGACCTTGGCTTTCGCAATCACGGCCTTGCCTCATCCAGATCACCGATTGATCCGAACCAAACCTGGCAACATCAACGCCCATCACCAAAGGATCGTGCGGCTGAACAATGACTTCATGCAGGATGCAAGCTCTGACATTGTCTGTCGATACGAACTGCATGTCCGACAGTGACGGGAACTGGCCTAAGATCCTCGTCTTCACGAAATCCGATTCAATGCCATACGCTTCAATCCATTCAGCGAACACGTCCTTATTCGTAATAGCAACATCACGGCTATCGATGAACCGTCTGTTGTAACGATGACGATGCTTGCCAAGCATGTTCTCATAGAACCGACCAGATCCTCGCGTTGGATTGCCGAAACTGAAGTGAAACGGTTCTCCGTCCGTCATGCCGCCTTCAGATACTTCAAAGACTTTCTCATGGATGCCCGAAGCCTCATCAAAGATATAGAACGGCGACGATGTCGCAGCATGTAGCCCAGCGAACGCCTCGCTGTTGTGTTCATCAGATGATTGAGCATCCGCTCGCCATGTTTCTTTATGATCAACGTGATGGATCGACATCGACCCCGAACTGGAATTGATAGTGAACCAATCCTTCGTCACACACATATTGTGCCATTTAGCCAATTCGCTCCACGTTTTGGTTCGTAGCTGCACATAACTGTTAGCTGTCACCACGCCTTTTGCCCACGGCCTTGTCGATAAGATCCAGAGTATCAGCCAAGCCACCATTGCCGACTTGCCGATGCCGTGACCGCTCGCAACCGAATACATGATTGCATCGACACTATCGACACCGTCGAATCCACGTTTCCTGATATCCTTGCTAAGATCCTCAAAGAACTTTATCGCCCACTTGTCAGGCCCGTGAAATCCGACCAGCGGCCCCGTGTTCCAAGGGAACGCGAACATGACGAACGCCAACGGATCGTCATAGAACTCTGACATCATTGTCGCCAGCACCACATCGGGATCTTCAGGAGTTTTCGGTTCTTCGTCGCTCTCGTCAGTCATAATCAGAACAATCACAGGAATAGTCGTAGTAATGCTCATCACAATACGAGCAGATAGAAGCGCCGCACGTCACACATTCATTATCTATTGAAAACCTATAGAAGCTTTCAGGTATCTCGCTGAACAGCAACACCGTGCCGCACCGCTCAGTAGCGTCAGGGGATAGGATCATACTCAACCTCACTCGTAGCATCGACCACTGGCCTACCACCACACGCACTATTCGGATGTGTACGATCATGCGCGTCTTTCGTTTCACGATCACCACACACCGTGCAGACACGCAGTCGGCCAGCCCCGGCAGGAGCAGGGCCAAACTTATGCTCTGTGTTACTTTTCATTCTGCACCAACCTCAGTTTCGCCACCCGAGCGCGGCCCTCATTGATCCGATCTGTTAATTCCACTTTTGTGATATTGATGTTCTGATCTCTCGTTTCCTTCCAGCCCATCTTGGATTTCGTCCACCATATCCCAGCGGCGGTGTTTCCTTGTGTGGCCTGTTTGAACAAACTCTCCGCGACCTTGGCGTTTGCAATGTCGGCACTGTTGTCAAACTCATGCTTGTAATGTTTCATCAACGTCTTCACGTCAGCGCCCAGACACCGCCCGATTGATCTTTGGGGTATTCCAGCCGCCACCATGACAGCCACCGTCCTACGATGCTCATCCGTAGGCTTATACGCTGGGCGTCCGACTTTCTTTTTATCTGTCATATCTTTTTATAGTGCGGAGAAATTGTTCATGGACATATCGAAACCGTCATCCAATCCCAAGTCTCCCTGCATCCTATCCCTCAGTTTTTCAAAGTTATCCATTGCTTGCGTAGTGAAATTTTCACCGGGATCACATTTGTCCCAGATGTCATCGACCATCTCCAAAGTAGTCACAGCTATATCATCACCGTGTATGCATTGGAACTGTTCGATGCGCGGATTTTTTGTGAAGTTCATTGTTGATAAAACCGTGAGAGTTTTCTCTTTACCTTGAAGCACGACGAATTTCGCGTGAGTATTTACGGAGCGCACGGCATTTTGTCCGAACATATGATACAGCAATTCCACTTCGGCTGGGCGGCGAGAACCAACAGACGGATCGATGATCATTCTACAATTTTGGATTAGCCCTTGATCTTTCAATGCGCCCAGCTTCATCACGTCAGCTTGAGCGATTGACCATGTTGACAATGCCAGATCACATTCACCGCCAGCGCATTCGGATGCGACCTCAACGATATCGATCACGTTGAGCATTCCCATTGTGTAACCGAATATGTCACGGCCCTCGTTCAGACCTTCGCGAATTTCATTTCGCATGACCATAGATTCTTTGATGATCTTTGTGTCAGCTTTATCACGCCGCAGGATTGCCTTTTTTAATTTCACCTGATCTACCATTATTTTTCTTTCATCCAATTCATATTAATATTTATTCTTGCGCTGGCATTTGTGCAAGTTGTGCTGGAGTGTAGCTCAGACCCATCGAAGAAGACTATTCGGTTCGCCGCCGACTGCACCATCTCGCCGTCAATGATTGTTCCACCGTCATTGTCGTTGATGCTGAAGAGCGCCGCTTGATGTGAGAACTCATAATCGAAGTGCGGCTCATGGATAACCAATTCGCCTTGATTAGGATATAGATTTCCTTTGATTCTGATTAGCTGTTTTGGAGCCACGGCATTGAGCAGCGGCTCGACGAATTTGAACATCTCTGAGAAGAAATTATTTCCGTAGAATTTGTGAGACATATAGAAATGCTTATCGTCTGTTTTTTCATTTGTGATATTTGGATTGTAATACCACGGAACGTAATTCCCCATCATCACATGATGCAGCTTTTCAAACACTGCATCAGGCAGGAAGTTATCGACGACTTTAGTCATTATTTTTTTCTCCAAGATAACCCTACCAAATATTGAACCTCAGTGCAACCCTAACTCCCCTGCACTGCCAATCCCCCTTTCCCCTCTCCCTATAGGGAGAGAGGGGGAGGGAGGGGGATAAGAATGGCTGTTTTCTGCCAATCCCCTTAAATCCCCTTGAGGGGGATAGAGGGGGATTCAGGGGGATGGCTTTTTACCCTTCTGTATGCGTAAAGCGTTACCCCAAACCCGATCATTTACGATCCATCCATCCCTGTGCGGCACTATGGATTCGGAGCTAATAAGCTGCCCGATTGTAAGATCGTTATAACATGCACTTAAGCTCATATGATTCTGGATTGTCCTTTCTGCCATGCCGTCAGCGTCGAGCAATTCTCGCATGGCAGATTTTGTAACATATGGCATACCTTCTTCGATATCCCACTTTGCTTTATGCCAAGCCCGATTAAATATCTTCATGGCGCTGGACAGCTTTGTGTCCTTACTGGCCTTAATCGGTGCATCCGCCGACACGACCACTGCGCTTGTCACCTGTTCCTCATCCTCATCAAACCAGCCTTTGATTGGCACTGATTGCAGATCCACCCACATATCTTCGGCTTCTTCGGCATCCTTTGATTTGCGTTGGATGATACCGATAGGCCCATCATTTTTGGACGGCACGATTGATATCTCGACATCGAGAGCGCCTTTCCATGCGCTGGAGCCTCGCGCTCTATGCTGGGCTTCATCGGATACGCCGGTATGATGCACCAGAACTATTGTTATACCGAACTCATTTTGCAGCAAAGCGATATAATCCAGCATCCCTTTTGTATCTTGGGCGGAGTTTTCATCACCGTAGAAATTTCGATTGAGAGTATCGATGCCAAGAACATCTGGGATCTTTGGCATTGCCAGTATGGCTTCACGGACTTTCTGATATCCCTCTGGGGTATTCAGATCACAGCCAGTCATTGTTATGTGGAAGCTTTGATTAAGGCTTGAGATGCCATGATGTTGCTTCCATGCGGCGATGCGACCTTTCAGGCCGTGATGGCCCTCACCGGCTAGATATAGAATTGATGATTGCTTTACCTTATGGCCCATCCACTCTGGTATTCCCGCTGCCATGTGCAGCATCCAATCGAGAACGACAAATGTTTTTCCGCCACCGCTGGGGCCGTGAACCATGACCAGCGCCTTTGATTGCAGCCAATGCTTTACCAGCCATGATATCGGTGCTGGCTGGTCTGAGAACACATCACCATCGACAACCCATTCTGTTGTTGGCGGATACAATAGCTCATTAAGATCCCCCCCGCTTGCGCGATAGTCGTTTGCGTCACCATGTTCTGGCGGTATCACTATTCTAGCCCCCATTTTTGCGGCGGCTTGATCAGCGTAATTTTTACCAACACC